CCCATACCGTCTGAATTTCCGGCCCGCCGGCATCCCGCAACTTTCGACGCAGCTTGCACATGAACACGTCGATGATCTTGATTTCCGGCTCATCCATGCCGCCGTACAAATGACCGAGAAACACTTCCTTCGTCTGCACCGATCCGCGTCGCAGTGCGAGCAGTTCAAGCATCTGGTACTCTTTGCCGGTCAGATGCACGTCACGTCCGCTGACCGTGACCATGCGCGAAGTCAGATCGAGCGCCATGTTGTCGATGATGACGATGGACCGCGCCAGTCCGCGCGAGCGACGCACCATGGCGCGGACGCGCGCCGCGAGAAATTCGTGAGGCACCGATGCGGGCAGAACATCATCGGCGCCGCTGTCCAATTCGCGAACCACGTCGGCGCTATCAGACATGATGATCAGCGGCGTGGTCACCTTGGCGTCGCGCAGCACCTTGGCGAACCCCTCGCACGACGTCAGGATCACATCGAATTCGTAGGTGCGTGCGAATTCGAGTCCTTCGTCCGGGTCGGCTGCGCATTCGACGATTTCAGCGAACGGGGTTCGTAGCGCGACGGTCAGGATTCGCATGTCAGAACCCCGCGGCGGTGCGGAAACAGCGGACGATGGTGCCGAACCACGTTCCGAAAGACTCCGGCCAAAAAAATGCGTAGATTGCGAAGATCGGTCCAGTGAAGGGGACGACGCGGAGAATGGTGTTGTGCGTGACGGACTTGTCGGACATGGACTGGCGGCTCCGGGTGCGCTATGTTTAATGTAGTTTTACTACATCACCGTAGTTTGTCAACCCTAATCAACCCATGGCGGGCACAAAACGCCTTGGCGTCGGCGAGATTGTCGACGACGATCGCGGCGGCGAGCCCGGCCCGCAACAGATTATGGTGCATGTCGAGTTGAGCGTCCGAAAGCATGTCGACGGTGCGTTCCGTCGCAATGCCGCGCGTCAGCAGATCGCTACGAATCGCAAGCAGTTTCTGTGTCCGGTGTTTCAGCGCAATGCGTTTGGCGTCCGGCTTCTTCCATTCCATTGAGAACAGTAAGCCGAACGTGCCCTCCGTGAATCGCGTCGGTCGCAGGAATAGCAAATCCATGATCCCGGCTTGCGTCCCCATCTCTTTGAGTCGCTTGCCTTCGAACGCATCACGCCGCTCGCCGCCGTTCGGCGTGTGCCAAAACTTGACGCCCGGTGCGAGCAATACCGGCGCGCGAGGATGCCCATCACGATCGGGGTTGCCTGTCAGTTGCAGGACGAACGCTCGTTGGTAATCAAATTCCTGGAGAGCGGGTGCCACGTTACAGCCCTACCCATATCTTGCCGGTGCCTTTGCATTCGACGCATTTAAAATCGGCACCGACAATTTCAGGAGCGAACTTGCCCCAATTGCCATCGCCGCCACACTCGATGCAATCGCATTGCCCTGCGATTTCCATAGACGTGTCGACGTCGCGGATAACCGGAGTTTCGCGTAGCATTCCGCGGTCGATTTGCATGAGGGGCATCACGAATATCTCACCCAGGCAACTGAATTTCTTCAATCGTACAATTGTCTTCCCACCAGCGCTCGCAGAACGCCACACCGACAGGCGACGGGTTTCCATCTGTGTCATAACAGTTGCTTGCCGCGCTCTTACGCACTTCGTAAGCAAGAGGATGATCTGCTGTGATGAAACCTTCCGTTTTCGATCCGTTCCAAACGATATAGTATGTTTTCATTCTCGCCTCCTATCCAATCACCAATTTTTTAGCCTGCTGCACATACCACTCATAGTTGACGTTCTGGAAATCGAAGTCCGCAGCCACGCTGCAATCAGCGACTTTCTGTCCGGCTTCAATCGACATTTCGCGCGTCTCATATTTCGATTTGTTCTTCGTGTGGATACGCGCGTCGTGAACACCCGGACCGATCTCCTGTAACACCGTCGCCCATTCGTAATCGGAGATTCCGTTCTTACGCTTGTATTCTCCCGGCGTGCCGGTCGGCGGGCTGACCTTTTTCATATCGCCGCCATTGACTGCCACATAATAGCGCGTGATGCGCTGGACTTCCTTGTCGCCGATCATCAATTTCGACGATCGATCCACCTTGGCGCGACACATGAAATGGAACGGATTGTCGTGCGAATAAATGAACCGCTCGATATCAACGCCATTGACCATGTGCTCGACCGCCGCCATCGTGGAGACGATGTTGCTGAAATCCTTGTGCCACGCCGGCGGCTGCGCATTCGCAATGTCTTCGGGGAATTTCCGTGGAAACCAATACGCGCCCTTTTGCTTAAGCGTGCCGTCCTTGCTCTCTGCAACGTAGTTGTTCACGTCACGGATCCACATGCGCGAATATTCGGCTTCCTCAAGCACGAGGCGCGTCGTTCGTTCCCAAATGCGACGGATGGCGCGCGTGTACTCAATCTGCGATCGATGCACCTGGTACGTGATGCCATCGGTGTTGATTTGCACGAATCGAAGCGTCGGAACGCGCGTCAACCACTCCGCCAACATGCAAAGCAGCAGTTGGCCGTTGATCGTGATCGTCATAGTGAAACGCGGGTCGTAGAACACGGAAAACTGGTTGTTCGAATTGCCATAGGTGCCATTGCTGGCGAGTTTCATGGAATTCGCTTCAACGCACTTTTTGCCTTTCTTCGCCTGCCATTCTTTGCGCTCTTTCGGCAGACGCGCGTATTCCTCGACGAAGCGGTGTCCAAGGTGCTCAGGATAAAGTTCGTTCTGGATGGCGATGTTCGGATACAAACTGGCGACGTCGATATCAATGATCGCCGTGTCGTCCGTGGCGACAAGCCGCTGCGCTTCAATTGACCCGTGGATGCCGCCGGTGCCGAAGTGAAATTCCATGTTACCGACGGTCGCGGACAGGCCAGTAAACGCGCCCTTGGTGCGAATGCGGTCGGTCAGTTCATCAGACGATAGCGTTTGCGTCCGCAGCCACGACAGGATGCGCTGAAATTCCGGATGCTCAAATCGAACATAGGGGAAAATGATATCGTCGAGCGCGATGCGTGAGCGCGGCGTCTGACGCACCTGCCGGCGTCCAGTGCTGCGATCGTAACACAGTTCTTCGCCGAGCCGCTGTTCGAGGATCTTGGCGCCGATCTTGGTGTCGTTGAAATTGAGGACGTCGCCCTTTACCTGATCCATAAGACCAATGCGGAAATTCAGTGCATCGATACTCATCAGCGCGAACTTTTTAGTCTCCGCGACGTCGTGCTTATTGTAAGGGATCAGATAGCGATCAACGTCTTCGCGCGATATCGGCTGATCGAATGGGATCGGCATTTCCATGACCGAGTCTGAGCGCATATTGACCTGTAGCGCCTTGAGACTGGTTGCCTTGGCGGGATTGTCCAGATGGTGAATCTTGAACAGGTCGATCTGCGGTGCGAAGCGATCATCTTGCCAGATTTGGTGGCCGAAACGATCACCGCTCCGGATGATCGACATGGCGTATTCGTAAATGTCGGCGTAGTTCAGATAGCGTTCGTTGTAGAGGTAATGCAGAACAGGGTAATCGAAGCCAAGGGAGTTGAACCCGATCATCGGCGTCTGATTATGGTGCCAGTGGTCAAACCACTGAAACAGAAAGTTGCGATCGTCGCGATACTGTGAGATTTCGAACGTAGCGTCGAGGTCGGAATGGAGACCCTGGACGTTGATCGAAAATAGATTCGGGAGCGTTTCGATATCAAATACGACGGCTTGATCGAGGGAGAATGTCATCAATCCGCCTCAACCGTCCCCGGCACAATCCACGCGCAGGTGTTGCACCCTTTCCAGATCGGCGACTTGACGCTCGGCATCGGACCACGGACGCAAACCAAATACGTCTTGCCGTCAAGTTGGTAATAAAAGACGCGCATTATGCCGGATCCACATGCAGCGCATACCCGCCGCCGTAATTGTGCGCGGTCAGGAATCCTTCAATGCCGCCCTTTGTGCGATCCGTGGCAATGGCAATGATTTCGGCAAGATGCGTCAGCGGAATTTCGCCATCGTGAACGATCACGCACGACCAGCCAACGCGCAACCGAACGAACCCGGCACGTTCCGCCGGCTCGATTTCAACAAAGCAACCGCCGCGCGCACCGTCACCAGCGAAACGATTTGGACAGGTGTGTTTTGCCATATACGCGACTCCGTATGTCTGCGACTTATGCGGTGTCGCGTATGAATAGTGGAGGTGCGGCCTCCCCTCGCCTTTGCCATCGGCATGGATCAACAGCCGCACCCATCGCCTGGTCCCGCGCACGGACGGCGCAGGGGCGATTAGAAAAGGTTGCCGTCTCTCCGGCTGTCACGTCTACGGCTGCCCCAAAGCGTTCCTTTCGGTTCGCTCCGCTCGACAGTCTGTTACCCTCGCAACCTAGTTGGTCGACGTTCACCGCGGCGTATCCACGCGAGTTGTGGTCCCTGCACTATTCGGACATTCGTACAGGGCTATGCTTCGTAACGGGACTTACCGCGAGAGGTCCGTAGCAGTATTGTTGCCGGGATTTTCACACCGCTCCCGGCGGGCGGCTCCTCAACCCGAGTCCAGAGCAGACTCGCGCGTGTGATCGTTACCGACCAGGGATCGGTGGCAGGCCAGCGGGCGCACCCGGCATGGCAGGCGGCGGTGCGTACTGAGGCGCAGCGGGAGCAACCGGAGCGACTGGCGGGGCCGCGGCATACTGCGGGGCCGATGCGGGTGCCACGGGCGCGGCCATCGGTGCCGCCGGGGCAACAGGAGCCGGTGCTGGCGGAGGCGCTACGGGCGCGGGCATCGTGGGCGCCGGACCTGCTGCGCCATGCGCGGGAGCCATCATCTGACCAACCGGGGCAACAGAACCAAACATCTGCGCGGCTGAACGCGGACCGCCAGATGAGCCGATCTGTTCGCCTTCCTTGGAGAACAGGACGCCGTCAAAGCCAAAATTGACTCCGAACGTTTCCTGCTCATATGCCCATGCGTACAGCGAGATATAAGCGTAGTCGCCGGACTTATACATCTGCTGCCCCAGCACGATCTTGGCGGGGATTTCCGTGACTTGCCCGTTCTGCATCACACAGACGCGCGGCCCCGGATCGAGCGCATGAGACGCTTCGATTTGCCAATTGCCCTTGCGCCATGCGTGCGCGTTCGGGTCGACGGCCTTCGCCGGCTGTCCCGGAGGCGGAGCCTTCGGCTTGTACGGCACGTCGCCGTCCATGATGGGCCATTTTGCGCCGTTCGGCCAAATCCAGTTGCCGTTGGCGTCGAGCGACTGCGGCCACATCTTTTTCGCTGCGGCGTAACAATGCTCGGCGAGAATACGATAGTTCGGGCACTGCGACGGGTCCGAGTGCAACTTCGGCGCCAGGATGGTCAGGTCGAAAGTCGGATGCTTGATCGGAGCGCCATCCGCGCGCTTGGTACGACGTTCGTGCACGAACGGATACGCGGTACGCCATTCAGGGGTCAACGTAGCGTCACTTCGCTGGGACTTCTTCTTCACGTCACTCATTTTAACCTCACTCTGCTATTCAACGAATTCAGAACACCGCTACTTTACTACTTCTTTGTAGTTTGTCAACTCTCTTTCTCGCTCGCGACGACGTTTTTGCCCGGCGCGAAGTGCTTCAATGTGCGCGGGAGTCAACTGCCGCCCTTTCTGCGCTGCGCTCATTTTAGCGCGCGTTTCATCGGACTTCGGACGCCCCCTATGATACGCAATAGCCGCGTTTCTTACGCTTTGAGGCATCGGCTTCCCTTTTTTCGCTGCACTCAATTTAGCGCGGTGTTCCGCAGACAACGGCTTACCCTTGCGAGCCGCACTGATCTTGCGACCAAACTCCGGCGGCATCTTACGCCCGCGCAAACGCGCGGCGATTTTTTGTCCGAATTCTGGCGGATGCTTATAGCCGGTCAATGTTGCGCGGATCTTTTCCCGCTGCTCTTGTGGTACTTTCGCCCCTCTCCGAGCCGCTGCCGTAGCATCGATGGCGGACTGTGAACGCTTGCGCCCTTTGTTGGCGAGACTGATTTTTCGTCCCACTTCCGGCGGTTGTTTGCGCCCTAAGTTCGCTTGTCGCAACTTCTCGCGCGTTGCGGCGGAATGAATCATTCCAGCGGGACCATCGCCTCCGTCGGATACGTTGGCACAACCCGGATTAAGATGACGAAGAACTCGAATCCAATGGCGCTCGCGCGCACTCCAACTAATACCCAAGGGTACGACTTCCATCAGGCGAACGACGACTGCGTCCCCTGCGGCGTTCAGCATTTGAGATACTTTTCGCCGGGGAAAATGTCGCGCTGTCCATTGGTGATCTGACAAGCGATCTCGGATGCTGTGAACAGTTTTGCCGCAGTAGAACGGTTTACCGATGGGCCAACCCGACGCAATGGTTTCTGGACGAGTATCGATAAGCCAATAAATATTGGTCGGTTTCGTGTTTGGACGGCGCGGCATAGTCCGTCCAAACTATCATTTCAGCGTTGTTTGTCAACTCTAATCTATCGGCACTACGCCAATTCGATAGCCCAGCACCTGCAACGCGGCGTCGAGGTCCAGCAGGTTCGGGACTCGCGAACCGTTGCGCCATTTTCGCATCGCGCTCGACGACACGCCGGATCGATCTGCCACGTCCTCTTGACTGGTGCATTGCGCGTTCATTTCGTACCAAAGGCGCATGACGATTGGATGCACCGACTCGTGGCACACTAAGCGCGATCGCTGATACTGGCGCACCTAGTCCACTCCCTCCATCACGCCTTCAATATCGGGACCGCGCCAGCCCTCAGGCTTCATCACTTTCCCGTCGAACCTTTTCCTTACCTTTCCCGTCACCGGATCCACCTTCGCCATGTTGGACCGCTGCACTTCGTCCCAAACCCGATCAAGCGGGATGCCGAACTCGAGCGCCGTGCCGACGGCGATATAAATGATGTCGGCGATGGCGTCGGCCGTGGCGACAATATCGCGATTGGCGACCGCTTCCTGGTACTCGTTGAATTCCTCCCACAAGAGTCGATTGCGCAGCGTGACGCGATCGATGCCGGGGAACGATGGACGCGAGCGGATCGGAACGTCGCAGACTTCGTGGAATGCGCGGACGTCGGATAGGATGGATTTCACTTGGCGGTCACTCCTGCTACGTCTTTGAACATCTCGGCGGCGCTGGGACGGCTCCACGGCTTCCTCTTGTCGCTTGCAAACGCGAGCACGGGACCGCCCTGCGGCGCGTCGGCTAAACTGGAAATGTCCAGTCCCGCCTTTTCTGCCTGCGCCGGCGTCGGCAGTTCCAAGGCACTCGGACCTAATTTTTCGAGAATGAGCGCTCGCGCCGCCGCTTCATCTTTCCACGCGCGCCGCGTGGTGGCCGTGACGATCTTCATCCCGTCCGGGGCACCGCTCTTGAGCGCATCGGCGGTCCATAGTTTGTCGGCGGACTTGAACCAGTCGGCGATCGGACGCTCGCACGTCTTGAACGCCGCGCGCTGCGCCGGGGTTACTTCTTCCGGCGTGTGTTGTAGCGCGACTGACAACTGCGCCAGCAAGTCGCGCGATGCTTCACAGCGGCCGAAAAGCGCACAGTAGCGACAATGCTCGCCCGTCTTGAATTCCTTCGGCCCGTTCGCCACTTTCGCCGCGCGTTGCGCGAATTCATAGAGCGGTTCGACGCCAACGATCCATTGCTTGACCTTTTGAACACCTGGGATGAAGGAGTTCGGCTGCACGATGACGAGACGAACCCACTTCACCGGCAGATTATGCGTCATCATCGCCGCGGCGGCGTAGATCATCAGTTGTTCGTTTTCCTCGACTGGCACATCGATAAAGCCGTTTTTCATGTCGAGAACCGTCAGCGTCGATGTCTCGTCGTGCCAGTGCAGAACGTCACAGCGCCCCCAAATCGCAGGCGTCAGTTCGACACGCGACTCGATCCACATTTTGCCGGGCGGCAACTGGCGAACGTAGTCGACCGCGAGCGCGACGATATACGCGCCGGGATGGTCCGGGTCCGGCGCTCCGCCGCCGAGAACTCGTTCCAGTTCTTCGTGCGCTTCTGTGCCCGCGCGCGCGGCCTCGCCTTCCTCTTGCGGCGGCAGGACGGCGATGGCTTCCGCGCTGGCGGTGCAGTGCATCCAGCGATGAGCAGAACTGGGCGAATAGATGGCATGGCTTCGGGTGGCGTGGCCAACATCAGACATGGGCGACTCCGTTCAAGGCGTTTACAAGGAAGGTCGCGCGTTCTTCCGCCGAACCGAAAGCTCCATCCGTGTATCCGATTTCCGATTCGTCAGCCTCATGAACGACCGCAACCTGAAACCACGCCGACAGTCCATTGATGCACGGATACTGTCGTTCGATGTTCCAAGAGTCGTTGAAGCGAGACTTTTCGGCACGATACGGTCCGGTCGTGATGCAAACGTGATCGGTCCCGGCGTGCGGACACCCTTCATCGTCACACAGGTTGAGAACGCGCCGACGTTCGACCTCCAGAATCGGTGCAAGTTCGGCGTCCGTGGCAGCGTTGCGCTCTTTCAGGATGCGTGATGCTGCGAATGTGACGCGACATTTGTTGAGCAGTTCGACCGCTTCCGCCCTACCCTTTCGCTCGCACGCCTTGGCGAACGCGATTAGTTGCGCCGTGGTGCAGGAATACGACCCATCAAATGCGCCTGCTCCGGGATCGGTCGGCGTAAACCCGAACTGCTCCGCCGCTTCCAGGCGGAGTCCATCTTCGTCGGTCATCTGTCAAGTCCTCTCGATCTTCACGCGAACGATGCGCCAGCCGTTACGGTTGTTGGTGCCGTCGTCGTTATTCAATTCGAAAATGCGTTCGATCAAATCCTCCTGCCGGACGCAGGCGATCGCGCCTTCGTAAAGGAACGGCACGTCGAAGCCCTTGACGGGATGCCACGCGGCGAAACCGGTTGTGGAATGGGTGTCGGTCATCAGACCAATTCCTCCATGCCGCGCCATAGCCGTTCATGGTCCGCGCGGACGACATAGAAATCGCTGTCCGACTTTTGCGCGTTCAAAGCGTCCGCCATGATTCGCGCCTCTTGTTCGTTCGCGATGTTCTCGGCGACCAGGCGCTCCGCGACAGACTCGCGTGCATAATTGTCGGTGCAGACGATCTTCATTCTCGCTTCCTCTTGGATGGGCCGCGCCGGATTGCGCGACCCGTTCTAAGTAGTTTCCCTACATTATCCGATCTGCAAAGCGCCCGCAATCGGACCCAGCTTCGCATCGTCGAGGAAGGCAACGCAGTCGACCGCTTCCTGGAACGTCGCGCCCTTGACGATCACACCCGCACCGGCGAGCCAATCG